ACGGAACTTATGAATACGATAAGATGTGGAAGGTGTGGGGTTAATCCTTATTGAGTTGTAACTCTTCGACCATTGACAGCATGTTAAACACGAAGATTAAATTAAGGTCAGTAACTGCGTCTATTTTTGTAAGGTCTTGGTTTGATAAGTCGTAGAGTAATTTTTCCCACGACCATTTTGTAAACACCTTTTCTTCGGCTTCGGCTTTGAGGTCATCTTCATCGAGTTCGGTTTCCTCTTCCTCAATGATTGGGTTAAATAGATTCTCGTATCGTTTCTTAAAGTCGTTTGAATAATCTATATAATTCTTGACTGCGCCATAAACCTCGTTTATACTTACCTCTTTAAATATGTCTTTGCGGCTCATTATACTATACGTATACGGCTCAAATACTAACGTACCCCACTCGTCCGTCTTCCAACGTTTGTATAATATACTAAGCAAAATATCAAAATTCTCAACGAATTGCATAGCATAGTGTTCGAGGTCGATGAACTCCCCTAACGTAAGCGCACCCAACGGCTTTAACTTTAAACCTTTCACCACTTCTTTAGGTTTGTTGGATGGCTCACGCTGAATGAAATTAACCTTTCGTGCTAGGTCAATTAGTTCTTCGGGGTCAAGGTCTTCCAACTCTTCGGGGTCTATATCGGAGAGTATGGAAAGAGCCTCTATTGTTTGTAAGAAAACGGAGTTGTATTCGAGTTCGTCAATGGTGTTTAGTTCTAACCACTGATTAACCGTTACTTCGTTCCAATTTCTAGGTAAATTCACCTTTATTCTGTTACTTCGATGTTAGCCTCTTCGACTTTCTTTTCCGAAATAACGGCTATCTTTTGCAGAATTTCCATAATGTACGGGAAGGCAACTTCGGCGTTTTGTTTCTTCATTAAAGCTACCTTCACTTTAAGGTGTGCGGGTGCGTAGTGTTCGGTTCTCGTTAAGTCAGTTCGTTTAAAAAGTATAGCCAATGTTTGAGCGCAAAAGTTATCGTCTTGTCCTCGGTAGATTTTCTCAATAAGTCCCAAGTCTTTAACTCCTATTGTCTCGTTGGCTTGGTATGTATATTTGTCAATGACTAACTCGGTAACTTTTTCCCCTTGCGGAATTTCGGACTTGTTAAATTCTTTGATATAATTTGTAAACTCATCGAGTTCCATTTTGTCAAACGCTTTTTCAGGTACTCCTAAATAGATAAACTTTTCAATCCATTTTTCAATGGTATCGAGTTCTTGGTTATTCTCAATTTTGTTGAGTTCGTCGAATTGCTGGACTGATAACTCGTTTAAGTGGTTGGGTATTTCGACCCCGAACATTTGTATCATTTTTCTATTGTATTTAGGTGGTTATAAATTGCTTCGGCTTCACCTTCCTTAAAAGGAATATAAAACATTCTGTCGTGGTATTTAGTGAGTAGGTCTATTTTTTGTTGCTTTTCCATTTCTTTAGCTTGATTAATTATTTCAATCATTATTTCTCGCTTAGATTTAATTAATTCTTCACTACAAAAAGTTCCTACAAAGCCTTCATAATGAAATCTCGCTATTAACCATTCAACTGCCGTTTGTTCCATTGCTTAGATTTTAATCAAAGGTAAGTAAATAATGTTTAAAAATAAACCAAAACATTTTAAGTGTACTTATTAAGTCAATGGAAGGACTACCGACTTACAAAATTACCATAGACGAAGCGTACAACGATGGCGAACAACCGCTAGGTGTGGATGCTATTGCGTTCACTTCAAACCCTGCCGTATTGGTTAAGGGCGTTGCGTTCAAGTCCCAAGCAAAAAGCCACTTCGCAGACGAAAAGAAATACCGCATAACTGCACCCGCCATGATTCCTATGGACATTTATCGTAACGACGATGACATGGGCGAGTACTATGTTCAATTTACCGAGGTCGAAATAGACACTATCTTCAAAGAGTTCATGTTGAATTTAAACAACCAAAACTTGTTTAACCTCGAACACGAAGTAGATAAATTAGTTCCTGCCTATATTCTTGAAGCGTGGCTAGTGGACAACCCAGAAGCGGACAAGGCAATGAGTACGTTTGGAATTTCAGTGCCTAAAGGTACTTTGATGATGACTGCGCAAGTAACCGACTCCGACTATTATAATAAGTTAGTCGAAGCGGGTCAAGTCGGCTTTTCTATTGAAGGCTTTTTAGGTCTTAAACTAAGTAATCAAAAACAAACATATATGTTACCAGACGGAAAACACACGCTCGAAGATGGTACGGTAATCGTTGTAAAAGACGGAGTTGTCGTAGAAGTTCAAGAGCCACAAGCCGAGGAAGTAGCAATGGGAGTTGAAGCGTCTACGGAGGTGGAAATGGCAACGGAAACAGAAACACCTGAAGAGGTTGTAGAAGTTGAGGCGGCTATTGACCCTGCGGCAGATGCAGAAGCTATCCTTGCAATCGTAAACCCTGTTTTAGAGCAGCGAGTTAGCGAAATTTTGCAAGTCATTGCAGACCTCAAAAACGAATTAACCGAAACGGAAGAAGTCGCATCCGTTGAAGAAGTTGAAATGTCAACAGCGCAAAAATTCAGTAATGTAATTAACTTCTTAAAAAAATAAGAAATGGCTAAAAAATTGAAATTCGACTTGACAGTTGACGCTAGTGCGTTACTACAAGCAAACCCATCGGAGTATTTTTCTATTCTTTACGGAATGGAAAATGCGGTAACTAACTACCGAGTTTTACCGGGTATTAAAAACAAGACTAAAATTGCAACGGTACTTTTTGACGAAGTTCTTGCAGAAAGTGGCTGTAACTTTTCAGCTCAAGATGCTGACCTTAGCGCAGTAGAAATTGATGTGTGTGCATTGACTTCTCAAGCGTCTGTTTGTCAGTTTGACCTTGAGCAGTCTTTTCTTGCATTGGAAATGGCTAAAGGTTCAAACTCGGACTTTTCAGTTGCGTCTTTCATGAATTTCTTTTATTCACAAATGGCGAAGAAAGGACACCAAGAATTGGCTAAATTGATGTGGAGAGGTGACACGGCTGTTGAAGGTGCTTTGGGTCTTTGTGATGGTTGGTTGTTGCGTTTGTGTACGGCTAACGACTTCATTACTCCTGCAGGAACTTACGCTGCTATTACTTCGGCTAACGTACTTGACAAAATGGCTGCAACTTTGACAGCTGCAACGGGTGAGATGTTGGTTAATCCTGCTCAAATGCAATTCAAAGTAGCGCCTAACGTGGCTGCTGCTTACCGCATTGCTACTGCTGCAACCAACACTGCAACTAACGTAACGGTTGGTTTGTCTTTGACTTACTTGGATATCCCAGTTGTTGTTGAGTACGGTCTTCCTGCTTCAACAATCATCTTGTCTGATTATACAAACTTCATCTACGCATTGGATGCAGAAGGTGACCAAGATAACCTACAAATCGTTGACTTTAGCAAGACTACACTTGATCGTCGTATCGGTGCAAGAGCTGACTTCAAAGCAGGTTTCTATGTTGTGAATACACCACAAGTTGTTTGGTACGGAGGAGCACAATATTGCTAAATTATAACGGGGGTTTAACCGCCCCCTTTTTATAAACCTTTAAATACTAAATAATATGGCATGTACAACTTTAGAAACCATCCTAAAAGGGTGTGATTCAAATATCGGAGGGATAACTTCGATTTACATTAACGACATGGATAACATGACGGGTACTATTGTCGAGGCTAACTACATTATTTCTAGCTTCGGAACTTTAGCCGACCCATTTATCCCTTTCGAGTTCAGACGTAACACGGGAATGTATACCGAAGAGGCAGCAATTGACCTCGTAAACGGTTCGTCGTACTATACACAAACGGTTACTTTAATTTTCCACCGAAGAGAAGCTGCGAAATCTAAGGCAATCAAAATCTTAGGCGAAGGTCAAAGAGACCTTGCACTTGTAGTTGGTGACGCTAACGGCAAGTATTGGTATTTTCCAAACGCTCAATTGACAGCCGTAACGGAAGGTTCGGGAACTGCTAAAGCCGATGGCTCAAAGTACAGCGTTACATTCGTAGCGGAAGCGGAAAACCTTGCATTTGAGGTAGACGCAGCGGAAATTCCTGACATTATCTAATAAGATAAACACGAATTTAAGAGGGGGTTTTAATTAGCCCCCTTTTTTATTTAACCAACTTTTCTAAATACTACTTATTAAGATAGTATGATATACATCGAACAAAACGAAAACAATACAATAGCCTTAACGCTAACGGAAAGTGCGACAATCACTGCGCCGACATGGTTGTTTAAATTCGTATGGGAAATGGACGAAAGTTTAGCACCCGTTTATTGGGTTGGTGTTGACTATTCACAATATGTAAATAGATACAATCTTTTCTTTTTGGAAGAAGGCGTAGACGTTTCTTTAAGGATAGGACAATACCGCTACGAGATTTACGAAAGTCCTGACCCAATTATAGTTGACCCAAACACGAACGCTAACGGCTTAACGTTAGTTGAGGAAGGGCGCATGGTTGTCGAAGGTATATCAAATTCAATTTATGACTAATGGGTTTATTTGGAAAGTTTAAAAAAGACGAAAGTGTAAGCGTGGTGGACACGGGTTACCAAACATTTAGTACGCCATTTTTGCGTGTTCCTGAGGGTAACTTGTCGTTGCCGTTTGTTGATGTACGTTACACTGTGCAAGGTTACGTTCGTTTCGGAAGTGATAACCTTTATCCGCAGTACATGAACCAAATGTATTACATGTCACCTCTTCATGGGTCAATTGTCGATTTTAAGACCAACGCAACTATTGGAGGGGGCTATACATTTGACGAAAGTAAGTTAACCGACATGGAAAAGGTAGTGCTTTACGCCTTCGGAAAAAAGATAGGTTTTAAAGACACGCTAAAGACGATCACGAAAGACGTTATTTTACACGGACGTTGCTACTTTACTATTGAGTTGAAAGGTGGGAAGACGCACAATGTAAAACGAGTAGCCCCCGAAAAGGTAAGAATTAACCAAGCAAAAACATTATACGCTGTTAATGAGGATTGGCAGTTCGGTTTGCAGATTAGAACATACGAACCATACCACCCGGAATGCAAAGACGGAACGTACCTATACGCTTACGAACAAAAGTCAGTCGGACAAGACTACTATCCTTTACCTCAATACACCAGTGCGTTAAACTTCGCCTTTTTGTCGGGTGAACTTAGCTACTTGCAGAAATCAAACATACAAAATTCAATCTTCCCGTCTTTTGCTATGATGTTTCCAAAGAAGCCTCAGGGACCTGAAGAGATGCAGTTAATAAAAGACACGGTAAACAAGCTAAAAGGGGCGGAGAACGCAGGTAAAGCGGTTGCCTTCTTTGCTAACAATAAAGAGTCACTGCCCGACTTGGTAAACGTACCTACAAATAGTAACGACGAATTGTTTAGGGGGGTTTCTGAATTGAACACGGAGCAGATTTGTTTCGCTCACACTATTGACCCGATACTTTTGGGTGTACGTACTTCGGGCGCACTTGGTTCGGGTAGTGACATTAAACAAGCCTACGTAATCTTCGAGAAAAATACTATTATTCCTTTACGTGAAACCATTACGGACGTAGTAAACGGACTTTTGAGAGCGGTTGGGATTAATGCACACGTAGAAATAACAAACTACCAAATCGTCAACGAAACTATTACAAGCGTAGACGAAAAAGGAAAGGACGTAATTAACGCACTTAACGCAATGAACCCGACACTTGCGGCTAAAGTCTTGGAGTCAATGACACAAAACGAAATTCGGGAACTTGCCTCACTTGCTCCGTTACCTGACACTCAAACACCAACAGCATGATTTATTTCGTAACCGAGAACTTCCTAAAAGTAAACACGCCAATCACTCGTAACGTCGATGTGACGGATGTCTTCCCATACGTCAAACCTGCTAGTGATATGCGCTTACAAGCTATCCTAGGCAGTTATTTCTACAACTATTTACTGACTCAATACAACGACGAACTACTAACGCCTGACGAAGTTACGCTAGTTGAGAAAATTCAGTTTGTCGTAGCGTGGAGGGCAGCCGAACAAGCCGCCTTTGGACTGACATACCAACTTAAAAACAAAGGTATTCAAACTCAGTCGGGTGATTATTCATCTAGTGTGAGTCAAAGTGAAACGGCTTTCGTTATGGACCACTACGGGCAAATGGCTGCTTTTTATGAGAAAAGATTAATCAATTATTTGCTAGAATACAAAGCACTTTACCCACAATTTACGAGCGACCTAAATAGAGACTCGGATATTAAACCCGTAGGTGGTTGCGGTAATAGAGGTGACTACGATAATACAATGATGGTTATCTGATGGCAGACCAAGAAATAAATATAAAACTCAACGGGATTGCACAAATCCGTTCGGAACTTAAAGCCTTAAAAGGGGAACTTGCCAACGCAACCGACCCTAAACAAATGGCGGCACTTGCCGAACAAGCGGGTGCATTAAGTGACCAGTTAAAAGACGCAAACGAACAAGCTGCGGTCTTTGCGTCAGGTTCACGCTTCGAGCAAACGAGTAACGCCTTCGGGTTAATGCAGTCTCAAATCATGTCAATGGACTTTGAAGGGGCTGCAACTTCGGCAAAGTTGTTCGCAGGTAACCTTGGGAAGATTGACGGGAAAACAATTTCTTCATCTTTAAAAGGGTTAGGTTCTACGGTTGCAAGTGTGGGCGGTGCGTTCTTAAAACTTGGCGCACAAATTTTGCTTAATCCTATCTTTTTACTTGTTACTCTTATTGGTGCGGTGGTTGCTGCATTCGTTTATTTAGGCAATAAGTTAGGTTGGTTTGACGGGATAATTAAAATGTTAACTGCGGTTTTTAAGCCTTTGGTTGACTTAATTAAATACTTTTTGGACTTGCTAGGTTTAACCAACTTTGCAGCGGAAGAGTCAATGGCTAAAACTACCGCCTCACTCGAAGAGGAAAAGGAAAAGCGTCAAGAAATCATCGGAAAGATGGATGAAAAAATTGCATTACTTGAAGCAGAAGGTAAATCAAGTTTGGCAGTTAGGATTGAACGTAATAAATATTTTGCTGAAGAAATAGCAAACCAAGAAAAGTTGCTGAAATTTATGGACAACAATTTCTTGAACCAAACAAAACTATATAAAGATACCGTTGCTGAAAATAAGACCAAAGCACGAGACATAAAAGTTGAGGAAGTAAAGTTAAATCAGGAAGTAATTGCCGAAGGTCAAAAGGCAGCGGACGCACAAAAGCAATTTTTAGCGGATAGGTTAGCAGCTACACGTCTTATTCAAGACTTGACTCTCGGGGTAATGCAAGACGGCGTAGAAAAGGAACTACTTGCCAATGAATATAAATACCAAAGACTACAAGAAGACCTTTTAAAAAACGAGAAATTTAACAAAGACGAACGTGCTAAACTTAACGCTTTGTACGTTGCCGAAGCACAGCAAACAGCGGACGCAATAAACAAAAAATACGTTGACGCAGAAATAAAGAAACAAGCCGAACTTGCCAAAATAATCAAAGACGCTAAACTTTTACAAGCCCAAGACGAGGAAGATTTTGCCGCACTATACGACCAAAACACACGGAGCGCAGCACAACTCGAAGAGGACGCAGTTCGTGAAAAATACTTTAACCTAATTACACAAGCCGAACAATACGGGTTAGATACAGTTGAGTTAAAGAAACGTCAAGAAGACGAAATAGCAGCTATTGAAAAGGAGGCAAGAGACAAAAAAGCCGCAGAAGAAAAAGCCGAGTTTGACCGCAAAGTTAAGATGGCAGAAGACTACGCTAGTTCGGTTAATAACCTTGCGGAAACGGTGTTTACTTTATCAAATCGTTTTGGTAAACAAGACGAAATAAGCAAAGAAAAAAGAGCAAAGCGTCAATTTGCAGTTCAAAAAGCAATGCAACTTTCACTTGCTATTATTGACGGGTTTAAAGCGGCTCAAGCGTCTATTGCACAAATGCCACCCGTAACACCTTTGGGTATTGCTGCGCTCGTTGCTACTATATCGGCTTCGGTTGCTAACGTTGCTAAAATTGCAAGTACTCAATACGGCTCAAAAAGTTCGGGCGGTGGTGGCGGTGGTGGTACTGACGTTACAAGCATGGCAGGAAATGAAGCTGCGGGAGGTGGTGCGCCATCGTTCTCACTTTTCGGACAAGGTAACAACCAAAATACAACGGGATCAGCGCAAGACGTAGAAAATAAGAGCAACCAACTCACGGTTAAAGCTATTGTAGTCGAAAGTGACGTAACAAGCACACAAAATAAGGTTAAGAAAATGCAAGAAAACGCTACACTATGACAAGTTATATTACACTACTTAGTAAGATTGAGCAATTTTGTAACGCTCACTTGCAGATCAAGAAATACGGGGGTGAATTTCGGGAGCAGATGCCGAACTTTAGCACCAAAGACGAGAAATACCCCGTTGTTTTTGTCGAACCCGTTAGCGACTTGGAAGACCTAAACACGAACCAATTTTCGATAAACGTTTATTGTGTTGACATTATACAAAAAGACCGAGCAAACCTAAACACAATAGTTTCAGATTGTCAGTTAATCCTAAAAGACATGTATGTTTACTATATTAACGACATGGACGCTCAACTTGACGTTGTAGGTACTTCGACCATGACACCCGTAAATAACTTCGACTCCGATTATGTGGCAGGTTGGGTAATGAGTATAACTTTTGAGGTCTCGACTTACGGAGCATGTGAAATACCAATGAACCCAATTGAGCCCGTTGAAGTAGAATGCGAACCGGGTACCGTTGAAAACTCAGACGGAAGTTACACGGCAACCGTACCTAGTGGTGGTTTACTTATATTACCAGACACTACTTATAACGTCTATTTAAACGAGGTTCTTGTAGCCACTGAAACGGCAGTCACTTTAGGAAATTTTGATATAAACATAGTATGGCAGTAAATATAAATATTCCCTCGGAAGTTACGCAAACAATCACGGACGGAGTTACGACAACAGCACCTTCTGAAAATGCAGTATTTGACGCATTGGCTTTAAAGGCTAACGACGCAGACCTTGCACTCGTAGCGACAAGTGGAGACTACAACGACTTAGACAACTTGCCGACTTTAAATAGTGGCACGGTTACTTCGGTAGATTTGACAATGCCTGCTGCATTTTCTGTGACTGGCAATCCCGTGACATCAAGCGGTACACTAGCTGTCGCAGCGGCAGGACTTAGTAGTCAATACATTCGAGGTGATGGACAACTTGCGAACTTTCCGACATCAAGCGGAGGTGGATCAAGTGTTAATTTCTATCTCAATGGATCTGTAGCACAGGGCACACTTGGTGGTGTGGCATTCAAGCAGATGAGCAGCACTCCAGTGATTGGTACAGGCACAGACTTCACTATCAATGCAGATGGATATATTCAATCATTTATCACTGATGCAAGTGTACCTAATCAATTATCAATCCCCGGTGGAAATTGGAACTTTGAGATGTATTTTTCTGCATCAAGCAATGGAGGCACACCAAGATTCTACCTTGAGCTTTATAAACTAAGCGGAGGTACATTGACATTGCTTGCATCAAGCTCGGCGAATCCAGAATACATCACCAATGGCACTCAGATTGACCTTTATACAACGGCTTTAGCTGTACCAAGCACAGTGCTTCTTGCAGCGGATAGACTCGCAATCAGAGTATATGTGATTCATAGCAGCAGAACAATCACACTTCACACAGAAAACAGCCACCTTTGTCAAGTAATCACAAGTTTTTCAACGGGCTTAACTGCATTGAATGGCTTGACTTCACAAGTGCAATATTTTGCTTTAGGTCAATCAGGAAGTGTTGTGAATTGGTCTTCTTCAGTAGACACACATACGTTAAACATTCCTATAAAATACACAATTGAACTTGTTGCTGCATTAACTGTTGACTTTTACGCACCATACAATTTGTCAATAGCTTCAGTTACAAATATTTTAAATGCTCCAACAATAACAATTCAAGATGACAACGTAGCCTATACACTGGGTGGCACAATAGCAGCTGGCAGTAAAATAACAGTAACGGCTTCTACTGCTTCAGTAGTAACTTTGAATGTAACTAGATTATGATAAACGATTTATACATAAAAGCAATAGCGGCTTCAACTCCTTCGGCTGTTGGTGCAACCTTAATGAAGACGGGACAAACTACCTCTTACCGCACTGGAGACGATGGCGACCTTGAGGCGGGACGTGCCACTTCGTTCACGGTACTTGCGTCAAATAATCCTTTCGGAAACACGAACCGATTTACTGACGAGTTAGGCGGTCAAACATACACGAAAAACATAGTCATTGATTGGAGTACTTATAACGGAACTAATGTACTAGGATATTATCGCACAGTGAGTGCTACTAATATAACGTGGAACGCTGCCATTGATGCCGCACTTGCTTTGTCTATTACGGGCTTTACAACTGGGTGGAGATTGCCGAATAAAAGAGAGATAGAGAATATATTTAACTACTCCCTTTCCTTTGGGATAAGCTATTCACCTTTTAGCTTTCCAAATGCTCAAATATGGACTTCAACAACATACACAGCTGCCACAACTTTAGCCTATGTACATGTAGGTAGTTGGATAAATTTAGGCGGTAAAACGGGCGCAGATGCTCGTTGGATAGCATGTAGAACTTTCACAGTAACTGGAACAACTTTATCTTAATAATATGACTTACAAATTTCCCCAATTTAACGTCGAAATAGTTAACCCAAGAATCGAGGTTCTTGTTATTCACGACACAATAGCAAAACGAACTTGCAGCGTTGACGTTCTTTTAACTACGGAAACAGCTAACTTCGGTATTACGTTAGACGGCTTTACTTACGTAACTGACTGGAACGACGAAGAGGTCGAACTTTGGGCTTTAACCGAACTTTCAAAATACGAAGTGTGAAATATATAATAACGGCACTCGTAGCGGTTTATTCGTTTTTTGCACCTATCCAAGTTATTCTTTTAGTCATTGGACTTGCAATTTTTGTAGATACGATTGTGGCTATTCGATTAACGACTGAAAAGTTTAGCAGTCGGAGATTAAGACAAGGTTTAATTGGTAAGATGATAACCTACCAAAGTGCTGTTATTCTTTTCTTCCTCATCGACTACGCAATGGTAAACGACATGGTTAAGACGGTGTTCTCAGTTGACTATACCTTAACTAAATTGGTCGGGTTATTCCTTGCCAGTATTGAGGTGGTAAGCATTGACGAAAAGATACGAGTAAAATACGGAGATGACAAAGGTTTTATTGCTAGGTTCAAGAGGTTTATTTCCAACGCAAAGAAGATAAAAGATAGTTTCTGACGGTTTAATCCATCTTTATATATGTTTTTTCGTATAATTTACACAATTAAAACACTTATATATGCTTTTACGTATAATGTTTGCCCTATGTTTAACGTCTTGCTCTGTTAATTACCACCTAAACAAAGCAATTAAAAAGGGTTATCGGTGCGACACGGTTAGCGACACCATCCGGGTAACAAAAGTGGATAGTTTCCTTGTATGGAAACACG